CTTGTACTTTTTTGTGCTCACGATAATAACGTTCACCACCTTCATTAAGCATATCACCGACATATTTAACATCATTTTTAAAGTTAGCCACATAGAAATCAATTAAGTTATCGTATGTATTAGCTATCTTTGCAAAAAAGTATTTATCTTTTCTTTTAAAGAATGATTGAGGTTTTACTGAAGTCTTAAAGTTATACTTTACAGCATCGTAGTTATCAGTTTCAAAATGTAACTTTAATGCATTATATAATTTATAAGATTCAAAGGGATCACTCATATTGGTAGTTTATTTCCTTTCTTAATTCCCTTTAAAAGGTTTAAGTTAGTTGCTTCCGCTTCTATCTTAGCCTTAAGAGAGTCAGTCAATAATCTTTTCATACTTTTGTAATCCAAACCTCTTTGCTCTACCACATATGAAGCTGCGTCAATATAACCCATCTTCCCTGTGGCGACCAATTCCTCTACAGCTGTAGAGAATCGCTTCTTGGTCATTATTTTTTCTTTAACTTCTGATTCAACCAACGAACTCATCTCCCTCGTCCCAAGCACAGCCGGTTAATCCACCTGCTTGTAACGCTTTAAGAGTTCTTAAGATTTCGTCAGAGTTTCTACCCGTATCAAGTGCATTCACTGATATGTGTTGTACCACTCTGTCTTTATCAAATATAAAAGTTGCTCTATTACAAACACCTTCTGATTCGTTTACGATTCCTAAGTTATAAGATAATCCAAGTCCACAATCCGCAGCCAAGACATGATTAATATTACCTATTAATTCATTGTTTTGTTTCCATGCAAGTTTGCAGAACTCATTATCACCACTAATGCCTATGACATTAGCATGTTCTACTAGTTTATCCATTCCAGCAATTTCTGTTGGACAGATAAAAGTAAAATCTTTTGGATAAAAATACACTACACTCCAATCTTTCTTTAGAGGTGTGTACCCTTCGTCGACATTTACATCTACGAAGTTATTTTTTTCGTCAATTCCTTTAAGCGTAAACGCTGGAAATTGATCTCCTACTGTTACCATTAGAATACCCTCACTAATATACAGTCAGCATTAATTCTGCCTGTTGGTTTATTTATTTTTGTTGTGATCCCATCCCACACTTTTTCTATCTGCTTTTCAGTTTTAGAAAGTATAAGTGGTAACACATCTTCTGGTTTTCTCAAAGTCGCTGTTCGACTTGATTCATCAAATCCTTTAATCGTTGTTCCTGATACTTGTAGCCCAGTAGTGGAATCCACACAGTATTCAGTTAGCCTACGCTGTTTAGTATTATACACAAATAGTTTTCTGCTACCTGGTATAAGTACTGGATTAATAGAAACAAGTTTGGAATCAATATCCTCTTGGCAATATTTCAACCTAGATACTTGTTGGTCTGATGACTTTGGTTTTCTCGCTCTTGGAGCTCTTGATGATTTAAATGATAATTTTAATTTCTCTAAATCTTCGAATGTTTTTTCGAATTGAGTCATTATCTTTTTCTTTTCACCTTTTGAGTAATGTGAATACCCTTCTACACACTGCTCACATGTTTTTTCATATGCTTCTTTTATGTTTAAATATTCTTCATCTAACATAGACTTAAATATATTAACTGCATTACCTTTGAGACCATGCATTTTAAATCTATTATAAGCACTAAACTTTTGTGTATAATCACCTTCGAACCAACCTTCTACAATAATACTATCCCAGTCATGCCATATAGTTTCAAGGACTTTTCGTCTTGTTCTTTCAGCTGGTGTAATTACAACGACATTCTTTTTATTTTCTTCTACTTCCGCTTTAATTAGTAGACCTTCTTTATAGGCTTCATTGATACCATCTTTAAATCTTTCGATAGATGCATCATCAAATTTCCATCCACGATAATATAACTTAATTGGTTTATGGATTTTCATCATTTTCCAATCTTTTAGTTTACGCAATACAGATATTTTCTTTTTATCATATCCCATCACATCTTCAGCAAATTGATATACTGTAGGTAAGTAATCTTTATTCTTATAAAAATAGTTATACCAATTATTTGCTCTTGAATATTCAGCATTAGTAAACTCACTTTTTTCGTCATACAGTGGTTCCTGTCCTAAATATTTATCTTCTAACGTAGCTCCTCTTTTTCTAGCCATAATACTCCTTAAAAATACGGGGACCAGTGGTTGATGAAAAGGAGTTGATAATCACCGGTCCCTCCATATTATAAAACTTTAATTCCATCAACATAATTCTCAGCTGCGCTCTCTGCCCATGCTTCGCTTTTACCTTCATACGGTTCTCTTTTTAACAAAGTTCCATCTTTGTACATTTCGATTCCGTACACTCCATCTGATCTTTTAAATACATCTGATCTTAAACCATTTTTCATAAAGGTATGTAAATAGTCATATGTATATCTTTTTTCAAATCTAGTCATCTTCTCTCCCAGCTCTTTTTTGCTCAGATACTATTACACTGCTCATATAAGCAAAGTATCCCATTCCACACATAAAAATAAAACCCATAAACTCTTGTAACCATCCCATGTAATATAAAAATACATAGAATCCTAAACAACTTGCAATCATAATAATCCAAGTTGATGCTTTGTACCAATCAATACGACTTCCTTTCATATATTTACCTCTCCAAATAAAACTAAAATTGTTAATAAACACATTGCCCATATTGTCGCAACGCAAAACCATTTAAACATTAATGATAGAGACTCAAAAAATTTACTCATTAGCCTCTCCTCATTTTTGAAATATCTTCAGCTTCTTGTTGGCTGATAACGGGGACTGCATTACTCTTATGCATAGTTGCAATACCTTTGACTAATGTACCTGTGTACATTTGATTTTCTTTTTTTCTCATACCACCATCATCACCTGTAAAGGTACCATTTTTTATTGCCTCTTCCATTACAGATTTATATTGCTTTGCTTGTTCTATTCGCATTATATCCAATGAGCTTATTTCTTTTTTCATTGGTGTAAACTTAATGTCTTTTTTCTTTGAAGCATTGGCAAAATGATTCTTTCTCTTTTTTCCTGTAGGACCATAACGTAATGACCCAGCATAAAAACTTGTCATTCCCATTACTTCGGACCTCCGTTATGACCAATCATAGATTTTTCTCTTTGCTCTTTTTTCCATCTTAGGAAATCCAAAGCAACTTCTCTTGTTGTATGAGTTAGAGTACTCACTGGACGTCTTTTTACTTTATTCATAATAATTTAATTCTCCTCAATATATTATCCACTTCAGGGTCGTTAAGATGACCAATCACATCATTTGTAATTTCAGTATCATAACATAATTCGCCTTCATGCAATACAGCAACTTCCCATAGACCTTTTTGGTATCCATAAGAACCTTTATGTTGTATTACACTTGCACCATAGCCATTTGGAAACTTGTATACTTTTTGTATACCACCCATGTGTCTATTTTTTTCAGTTAGATATTCATTCATAATATTATATTATACCACAGTTTACTGCAAATGTAAATAGTTAATTTCATTATTTTACCATTGTGTATTTTGATATAAGGTCATCGCCTTCTAATTTCTTTCCTAATACCCTAATTACTTTACCGTCTTTTTGTCTTTCGATTCTACCATCGTTATATGTTACATCAAGTACGTTTCCATCTTCTAAATGGTTATCATACGCCATGGTAACCTTTCTTGTATCAAAAGCGTGTAGTGATTCCACACCTTTTGACCACTCTTCAGCTTCTAATATAATCCTTTGTCTTTCTACAGTTTCATCATATTGTGTCATGTGTTATCTCCATCTCTCCAGTCTCTATATTCGATCTTTGCTTTATCAAATTGTCTATTAGCTTTACGTTGGAATGACTTCTCTATTTGTCTATCAAACCAAGTCCTAAACCATTGTCTTATTTTACCCACAACCATACTCCGTAACAAACGGTAGCTGTAAATATAGCACCACATGATATAACAAACCATTCATAAATTAATTCCATTCGTCTTGCTCCTTCATAGCATTATAATTTTCTGCGTATGATGTAGATGCTAACCATCTATCAGTATTCTCTTTTGAATAATGACGGTTTTCATCTTTATGTAAATCCAATCCACCTGAATTAAGATGAGCACTTTTTTTCATAGATGCTGATAGTTTATTATAATAGTTTCTTGGTTTAGCATAAACCTTTTTTACAGCATGTTTGAATTCTTGCTCTGAATCATACTTTGCTTTTTCTTCAAGTAGTATTTTTTTGTATTCTTCAAATTTATTTGACATATGTCACTCCTTCATAAAAATATTCAAGTTCAGATAAAGCCCATTTAGACATTACCTTGTCAATTACTCTATCCTTAAACCCTAGTTTATATAATATAGATTCCCTAAATGTCATTGGGACATTCATTGGAATCCTCGTTGCTATGTGTTCAAAATTCATAACCATTATGCTTCCTCCTTCATGTTTACACACATTTCTAGTAAATGTAAATTATGCTCATCATTACATATTTTTCCATCGCCTTCATATGCATAGAGAAAATCTGTTCTTTCAGCAATATCTCTAGCATCTAAGCAATTCATATAATCCCATGAGCTATGACCACCAACATTGATAGTCCATTCTACATCGTCATTAAAAGGTCTTGAACCTTTCCAATCATATAGAGTAAATACTCCATTCTCAATTTCGCCATTTTCACGAGTGATTGTAGTTTTAATAATCCATTCACAAGTAACTTTACCGTCACCACTAGGTACCATATTCGGCTTACCAAATATATCTTTTAGCTGATTAGTAGTTATGTTTCTTAAATAACCTTGTAGTGATGTACCACATGCAATACCCATGTGATCAGCTGTATTTTCAAATTTAATATAATCCATTATTTAGCCTCCATTGCTCTTTTGTACATTTCATCTTTGATGATACCAGCCATTTGCCAAGAGTTAAGATCTCCGCCAGCTGAAATACCAAAGTCTCTATCATTTACTACCAATTGGTAATACTTAGGACCATTGATAAGATCATATAGTTTACCTTTAATTTCTTGACCAGTAATCCAAAATTTATTTTCAGAACCTACGACCTTATTGAAAGAATAACCAAATTCTTTACTTAGAAAGTTTACGATTTTATCTTTACTGAAAGTGCCTTCACCATGTTTAGCTTTAGCCTTTACGATTGCGTTATAATTTTTCATAATTTATTTCTCCTTTTTCATCAAATTATATAACCATTATACCATAGTTGAAGCATAATGTAAATAGTTTTTTTAAATTGTTACACAATTGTTACACAATTGTAACAGAACTGTAACATTGGAAGCCCGTAGGGGAATCGAACCCCTATTGCCAGGATGAAAACCTGGTGTCCTAACCGTTAGACGAACGGGCCAACATAAGCTTGGTAGCATTTCAATTTCATGGGTATTACCCCAATTCTTTACACCGTGTCCTTCTATGCCAGGCCTTACCTGGATTTTATCTAGGTGGATAGGTAGCCACCATATAGAGTTTCGTTTACCATGATTTCCCAATTCCTTATCTAAAATTTCTATCACTTCTTTGTTAACCGTTTGTAATAATCTCAATGCTATATATCACGTCTTAATTGATTTTAAAATAATTATTACTGGTTTATTTCGTAGAGCTTCACAACATCCAACCATCTACAGCTCTTCCTCAACTCCTATTAATACTAGTGAAATCTTTTCACTACGCCATTGATTACTAGATAATCTATATGGACTTTTCCTCTGGGATCAAAGTCTCCAATCATATCACAGAATTCGTCCCATGAGAATGGATCATCTTTGTCAATCATTAAACTTAATAATTTTGCACCAGATTCATTTGATTTAACATCTCCTAAGTCAACATAACTAATTGACGAACCATCTACTCTTCTACCAATAAAACCATTCTTTAGTCTACTTGGTATTTTTTTAATACTTATTCTATCCATAATCACTCCTTGATTCCTTAAATATATAAACCATTATACCACAGTTAAGAGCAAATGTAAATAGCTAGAGTGAAAAAAGTGTGACTTTTTTTAGATTATTTAGTTATAAAAGCAGGTACCATCGGCATTATAGTTAGCACCATTTGGTCCTATTCTACACCTAGATGTGTTTTCATATAGATAATGATTTCTTAAAACGACGATTGTCAGTATTGTATTCATAATTGTCATTTGGCCTCTTTCAGAATTTTGAGCAAGGAATGGAGCAGTAAGACCTTTTTGTAATAAGAATTGAGCTGCTGATGGTTTATCTGGTAATAAGAAATTACCTTCTTTAACATTAGGATGGTTTCTTGTATAATAATACGAACCACCCATATCAAGAAAATTAATAATCCAGAAGTATCTTAGTTGAGCTTCAGTTGGTTCATTCTTGATAGGTATAAATCGTAACCTCTTCGGTCTTTCCCTTAACTTTAATGCTATCAACTCTTGTGAGAAGTCCGATTTTACTTTGGCCCGCAGTTTGGGGTCCCAGCAACATTCGTACCCCATCATAATTGCGAGTTTGTCCTTCGAGTCTAGCCCCGAGGTTGACGGCATCTCCAATGACGGAATAGTCAAATCGAGACTCTGATCCCATGTTTCCGACAATGCAGTCCCCGGTATTAATACCAATCCCCACA